TTTATCATCACGAACATAAACAGTAGAAGCATTATATGCTAATGCTTCAGTTCCCTCTACAGCAGTTGCAATAGGTACATTAGTTGCACTAGTGAATCTACCATATGCATCAACAGTAAACTTAACAGCATTAACTGTTTCTGTTCCAAATGGTTCGTTATTACTACCTAATGCACTGACTGAAGTTAATGATTCTGTATTATAATCACCTGGAACAACTGCTGTAGTAATAAGATCAATGATTGGATTTTGTCCAATACCAGCACCATCTGTAATTGAAATTCTAGTGGCACTACCTGTAATAGTTCTAGTAACTAGATTACCAGCACTAGATCTAGAAACAATACCAGTTGTAGTAAGACCTGCAAATGAAGCTAAGTCATTATCATATGGCATAGCAGAAGCACCTTCTACTGTACCATCTAGACCATATGCAGCAAGAGTTGTTGGATTAGAAGCATTAACAACTCTACCTTTAGCATCTACAGTAACCTTAGTATAAGTTGCTGATGCTGTTGATGTACCATCATAATGAGGTAAAGTTGAAATAAGTTCTAATGATGTTACAAGATTTAAGTTAGCAGATCCATCAAAAACTCCAGATCCTTGAATGTCATCTGAAAGTTGAATCTGTCTAGTTGAAGAAAGTCTAGTAGCAGTTGAAGCATTACCAATTAGTGTTGCTGTTATAGTACCAGCAGCAAAATTACCATCAGCATCACGTTGACATAAAGTATTAGCAGTATTAGATGTGGATTCAACAGGACGTGAGTATGTTAAAGAGTTCCACGCTGAAACGCCATCTCCAATTTTAAATCGTCCAGTATCTAATTCTATCCCCAATTCACCTTGTGCCAAGGTAGGGTTTGAGTTTGCCCATTCCTGAGCACCACCTCTTCTTAATTGTATTCTATTGGCCATTGTTTACGACAACTCTATAAGAACTTGCTTCCAAGTTATTTATGTCATTAAAAAGGGGGAATATAATCCCCCTTTCTTTATTCTTCAGTTGTTACGTTATCAACTTCCTCTGGAGGATTTTCTTGATAGTATTGTAGAGCCTCTATAGCACCCTGAAGTTTTAATGCTACAATCTCATTTTCCTTAATTTTCTTTGCTAACCCTTCATTTTCACTCACGACATTGTTAAACCGTTCTTGAAACTGAGCTAACATCTGTTCTTGGGACACCTTTTCTACAGGTGCTGTTGCATCATCTGTCATTTTTTGTCTTGGACTAACGTTAGTAAAAGTGTTTTTATTTCACTCATTTCTGATTTTAACTCAGAAACATCATTTTGTAAAGCTATTTTCTTTTTTTCCTCCTCTAGATCTGCATGATATATTTTCATATACTTTTCATACCGTTTTCGATCAGCACAATTTATAGCACCAGAGTTGGTGTCTTTCCACCAACCATCTTTATCTTGAATAGGTTGAAACTGAGTCATTATACAGCAAGAGCAATTGCTCTAAAGTCCATTAATCTTGGTATATTTGCTTGGTTTTGAGATACGAACAGTACTTTAATCTGATATTCACTAAAGTCAAGACCAGATACTTCATACTCATAATCTCTATACACCTCTTCTTCTGTTGTTCCTGGAATAGAAGCATCTCCAGTTGGGAAGAATGTCCAACCTAAAGTCTCTATGTCATCAGTAGATCCAGCTGGGAGTACTCTATATAGAGGTTTAATAAATGTATCAGGTGGACGGAATGCCGAAAAGAGTAATTTAATTGCACCAGATGGATTAGATAATGTAGCAACTTTAGTTATGTAAACTGCTTCATGTTCATCACCCACTGGTAATAATGTTGAATTGATATTAGTTGGACTGTTGATTCTATTAGATGTAAGAATAACAGACATTCTATCAGTATCAATCATTGGTGACACATTATCCTTTTGACTTGTAAGAGTCAAATCCATTCTAAATGACTTATCACCATTTAATTCAGTAGACTCATTAATCTTAGAGCATATTAATTGTGGTGCTAAGAACTCATTATAGTCATTTAACACAACATCAAAGAACTCACCTGTATTAGAGAATGAATTTTGGGATAGTGTTTGTCCATCATTGATAGATGTACCACTAATAGTGTTAACGGCTGCTGATATAGAAGTCTTAGGTAATAAGAGTTTCTGTACAGTAGGAGTCAATACTTCGTATTGAATATTCTGTGATGCTACAATCTGATTACCACCAGATTTAATACCCAATCTAGCAATTGAGTTTGTTGATAACTCATAAGAATCTAGAGTTGGAGCCATAATACCAGTATGTATCTTATTCAATTCTGTTAAAGGAATACCATCAAGGTTATAACATTCAACAAATGAATCATCAGAATGGGTTACAGCATCAGTTCCAACCAATCCTCTTTCGTAAACAGTAATTGTTTTACCATCATTACTAATAGCAGAGTAAGACATTATCTCATCTTCTATCTTAATATAACCTAAGTTAGAAACTCCAACTGCACCACCATTAATAATAGTATGGAATGCAGTAGCATCATTGACCTGTATGCTGGTATCAGCAGCAGATATAGAAGATGTTAGATAAGTGTCAGATACTTCAGAAGTAATACCAACTATCTCTACATTATTATCTAAATCGTGCATACCATGATTTGAATGAGATACTTTAACCTTTCTTTGAGAACTTGTATAAGTTGGTGAAGATGATGGGAATGCGTCACTAACAGCACCAGTTTCAATAGCATCACCACTATAACTTACAGAATTAACTGTTGCAGTTACAGAAGATTCACCACCTGTGATAGTCTCAGTAGATGCAGTAAAGTCAGTAGAAACATATTTCAAAGTTAGTGTATTAGTTCCTGGAGTCCAAGTAACAACTTCTGCAGTAGGAGATGTTGCTGAGTTACCAGTAATTGTCTCACCAACACTAAAGTCACCAGATGCACCTGTTACAGTCATAGTAGCAAGTGTCTTAGATGAAACTACTCTATTAGAAATAATACCACCAGTATTAGATCCAGCAGCCCAAGTTCCAGAAATATCATTAATGGTTAGAAGAACACCACCAGCACTAGAAGTAACTGCTTTAATAGTACCTTCTGCGGTTGTTGTCTTTTGATAAACACGAGCACCAGCAGTATATGGTAATGTTGTTGAGTTCATAACCAACTGCAATTCAGGTTGGTATGTTGTAATAGCATCATTTTGAAGTGTAATTCTTCCTCTATTACCTCTATCCAATGGAGCATTATTTAATGTAACTCTAGAAGTCATTGAAGTATTAAATACTGCTCTGTTAACAACGAACTTCATATCTTCATATTGGTCAGCAGTCCACGTTGTTGCGTTCTGTGACTTGAATAGAACACCAGCATAAGGCTGTTCAGATATAGTTCTGTCTCCAGTAATATCCAATTCACCCATTCTAGAAATCCAAACTTGATATGTATTAGAGTCAGAGAATAAAACAAAACAATGCTCTTCCGATTGAGGAATGAAAACTGGTGCTCTAAATGTGAATCTAGTTGCAACAGCACCTGTCTCAGAAATTTGTACTTCTTCTGGAGTTAATGTAGTATCAGAGAAAGGTAGAATTGTTGTAGTTGGATAACCATTCTCCATAGTTCTAACTTGCATAGAGATAGGAATGTTAGCATCCTTCTTAGCAAAGTAAATATCAACTGAAGTAATGAATATACCACCTTCTTCATCAACCAAGAATGATTGTGCTAGTGGATCCCACCAACCAACTTGACGAGTTTCATTTCTTATAACTGTATTAACAGTTCTATCTTGTGTCACAGTATCTTGAGTTATCTCTGCATTTCTAATAGAAAGAATCGTCTCCTGAATAGTATTCAAAGAACCAGTTGATCTGTACTCTGTTTGTGCAGCAGAATCTACTGTTCCAGGAATTCTTGAATCAGTTTCATTAGTGGTAAATCTTAATAATCTTGTACCAGTTGCCCAACGAGGATTGGTATCAATACCAGCATCAGGTATAAAGAATGATGCTCTATACTGACCTCTTCTATCTGAAATACATCTACGATCTCTAACAACTGCTCTAGCACCAGATGCACCCTCTAAAACCTCACCAACTTGAACATTACCGAAGTATTCACCTTGAGCCTGAGCAGCAAGAGAAGTGGTATTGAGGTTAATAAAGTTAGTTGTTGAAGCATATGATGTTGGTAGTTCAGTATCATCATAAGGATTATATTTAAAGTAATCATTAGGTGCAGCAACTTGCAACTTACATCCACTAGTTAAACCTGTTATAGTTTCACCTTCCACAAATGGAGTAGAGTTAGTTCTAGAATCAGTAGTAGGATCTTTAATAACTTCAAGAACTTTTGGTATTAAATAAGCATCAACTCTTTGTCCATCAAAGAATACAAAGAATGATGTTCTAGGCTTCATACGAACAACATTAACATCTATATTTCTAGAACGAATCCAAGGAATAGATGTAGATGAAAGGACAGTATCACCAGCACTAATCCTATCAATTCTAGGTACAACTCTTGTTCTAACTCCAGCTCTTGTTTGATTCTGTGTAGACTCAACTCTTATACCTTCCATAACAGCACGACCCCAACCACCTGGTAATCTATTAGGTTGGTTAGAATTCCAACGACCTGTTCTAGTTGTAGTTTCACCAGTCCAAGTAGTTTGCCAAGCATTCCATTGTGTTTCTGCAAAACCATTTTGGTCAACATTAAGTTCAGCTGCAGTTGATTCAAAATTACCTTCTAAATTCTGTACATTCTGTGGTACTCTATTTGTTTCAACCCAGTCATCAGATGCTGGAGTTAAATCAATACGTCCAATATATGCAAAGACGTTAAATGGGTTTACATTCTCAGTTCTAGAAGCATATGGTTGTGTAATTAATGGTTCTTCTGTATATGGAAGAGTTATAATTGGACCAGTCTTTTGATAATTTAGAGATAGTGTTTCATTAATTATTAAGGCAACATTTGTTGTATAGTGAGAAGGTCTTGCAACACCATATGTAAAGTCTAATGATGCACCCCAATCTGGAGATTTAGTATGAGATTTAGAATGATCTGTAAAGTCATCTACAATAAATCCATTCTTCAAACGATTCTTACCTGACGCATCCGTAATTTCATAATTGAATGTATCAGTCTCTAACATATTAAGAGAAGTATAATACTCAACGTTATCAAGACGTTTTTCAATAGCCCCGATATCTCTCATAGTAAATCTCTTATGATCAGACTTGATAACAGTTACATCTTTCAAAGGATCAAAACCATATGGTTTATGCCTTAGAACTGCTAACATCATTCCATCTTGAATACCTTCTGGCTCAAGTGGAATCTCTGCAGACTTACCTTTAATTACTTGGAACTCACCAGTTGGTAGTACATAAATCTTATCAATTCTTTGTAGATACCAATCAATATCACACTTAAAGTTACTATTGAGTTTTGGTATATCAAATAGAGTTGCAGATGGTGTACCTGTTGTTGGGAATACTCTTGACTTAAAGTCGAATGTAGAACAGTTCACATATGCTGGAGAAGCAACTGTTCCTGTTCCTGTGTATAGATTTTTAACACCTGGTCTAAAGTCTAAGTAATCTGCTAAGAACTTATTACCAAATATACTAATCTCTTCGTATGTTGTATTCAAATAAGACTGACCACCGAAGTAATCTCCAGTAGCAGAATGACTATAGTAATCTAATACGATTTTAACTTTTCTAAGAGGTTTAGCGAAACCTTTCTTTCTTGTAAGTTTTGAAGGTCCATACATGAAATTGGTTTGTCCCTTCTCTAGGAAATACCTATCGGTAATTACCTTTGAACCTTGAACAACAGAACCTACAGCATCATTAATAATACCAGTAATAGCAGTCTGATTACTATCAACACCTTCTACAGTTTCACCAGATACAAATACACCATCAAGATAAACAATAGTTAGTTTTAATGTACTTGAGTTAAAATCAACTACTTGACCTCTTGCTTTAGATGTCTTACCTGTAACTACAGTACCAGTTGCAAAGAAGGTTGGTTCAACTAAAGTAATAGATGGAATTATAGGATCTAAGTCATCTAATGATTCATAAATTGCGTGAATATTATATGCATCAACTAGTCCTAAAGATATTTCTTGATCTTCTATTCTAGTTCCATATAAGTTAGAATATGTTAAACCATAATTGAGTTTATCAGAATTGATGATGGTTTTGTTAACCTTCATCACAAACATTTTCTGAGCAGCTTTTGTTTTTCTTGTTGTTACATTCTTAGAAACAGTTGCTGTAACTTTAACTGATGTTATATTTGTAAGGTTGTCTATCTGAATAGTTGTTCTATCAGCAGAAGTAAATGCTATGTAACCTAAGTTACCAGATGTCACTGTTTCTAGAGGAATCTGATCACCAACAGGATAAGTACCATTAGTACCACCTACTACAGTAACTGTATAATTTGCATCTGTTATTGCCTCGAACTGTTCGTTCTCTGGAAGAGTAATTGATACAGAGTTTGAAGCAACAGTCTGAGCATCAAATGTTCTACGACAAACCATAGATTCATCAGAGATACTCTTAATATATGGCTTAGGTAATTGACTTAATAGTGATGTGTCTTTAGTTTCATTTAACCTAGATCTATAACGAATTAAGGTTGTATATGTACCTGCACTAGGATAGTTAGAACCTGGAGGAGTTACATTAACTGTTTGTGTTGAATAATTAAAGATCGTCTTAATATTAGAAGATGTTAAGTTAGATGGATTAATAAAGTCAACAGTTACATACTCTGATGCAGAGAAATAAATTCTATCTCCTGGTCTTAGATCAGCAGCAAAGTTTGATTGTAAACCTGTAATATTTTCAGAACCACCAGTAGCATCATAAGTAAATGTTGCACCCTGAACTATCTTAGCATCTTCTAATCTAAGATCTGCAGTAAATTCTACTGCTGAATTACCTTCATCCCTAGAAACAATTTGTCTAGAATCTGAATATGTATAGGTATGAATATATGTAATAGCATCCAATACTTCACCATCAAGAAGTAAAGATTCACCATCTTGGAATGTACCTTCTACTTGATATAATGGTACATGAGTTGCACCTGTTAAGGCACTAATATTATATCCTTTAGCACCAGAAGTCATACCAGTAACTACAGATCCTTGAGGAATATCTTTACCTGATGCTATCTGCAATACAGTAATCATCTGTATATCAAATAGATTAATCTTATATCTATCGTCAGCATCACCAAATGTACTATTAGGATCATCTACGTGTTCACACGCAGCAACCCTTGCATAACCAATAATATTACCTTGAGCATCACCTGGAGTTGCGGTGAACTCATCTCTCAATTCTAATACTTGATAAGCATTAGTTAATGTTGAACCAGTGGCATTAGGGAATCCATAAACATTATCAATAGTAGACCAATTACCTAATGTAAATCCTATATTTGTATTTTGTTGTGCAAGAGTATCTCTTGGTTTTAATAGATCGATATAAGTTGGTGCTAGAGTTTTAATTCTATAACCTCTAACATATGCAGTTCCTGGACCTAATTCAATCGAATAATAATTCTCAGCAGCAGTTAAACCACTACTAGTAGTTTCTCCAGCAGCATAAACACCATTATTAAATCCATTATTAAGTTGCTCCCTCATTGTAATCTGGAAATCAGTTACAACGTAATCACCAGACTCTTCATAAGTCCTAGTAGCAAGTGATCTTTCTAACTCATCATAGGCACTACGGTCAACTAGTTTTTCAACTTTATTTCCATTGAGACGTAGTAATTCTATAAAGTCTTTATCAGCATCATCTGTAAGTAATTTCTTAATTAAATTAGTTGTTATTCTGAACCTGTGAGAACCAGGAGCAGCATAGTTAGATGTGCCTGCAGCGTTATCATTGAGTGATAAGTCATCTTCTGGGGTGACAATTGACTCAAGGATTTCGAGTCCAATTCTATATTTTGGTTGGGTTGCATATTGATCAAGAAGGATATACTGATAGGGTACGTCTACAAAGAAACCTCTGATGTAATATACACCAGCCTGTACATAAGCAACAGAACCCTGTTGTAATGCAGCAGTAGGTAGAAGTTGTGCAAATGGTGATCCTACTTCAATAAGAGTAGTTCCAAAAGTAATTTCACTTTCAGTAACTAACTGTTCATTATTTGAGAAAGTAGTCTGATTATTTGCTGTACCACCAGATTCAATGTATTTAATGTATATGGTGATATAACCCTTTTCAGATTCTGTGGCAGAAATACTATAAAGAACTTGTGCTTTAACACCAGATGTCAAACCTGTAATAATCTTACCGTCAAGTTGACTACGATAACTTTCAACGTCAGCACCCAAGAAACTCTCTTGGAGCATAATACAATCTACAGTTAGGTCATAACCAATTTGACCTGGGATAACCATTGCACCATCTTTAAAGGTGTGGGATCCCATATTCTCAATCTGATTTTGTAAAATTGATTGAGACTGTGTAAGTTCTCTAGCCTGTATAGGAAATCCAGGACGGAACAGCACTCGATAAAAATTCTTTGTTTTATCAAAGTCGTCGTAATACGGTGTTACGTTTAAGTTAGTATTTTGTGCCATTCGTTTAGAACTCGATTACGATTTTAATGTCTTCTACTTGGTCGTTTGCACGACTGATTGATCTTCTATTATCTATGTAAACAACCTGACCGCTATTTGACTTAATCTCTGGTTTTGCATAACCATTATTAAATCTCATACCTAAGTCGTACTCGGTGTTATTAATAGTTCTAGAAGAAGAGTTTGGAACTGCAGGGAAGTTTACGTCTGGTTGACCAGCAGCACCTGAAGTTGCTCCACTAATGACGTTTGATCCGTCAAATTCATTTTGTGTACCAGTTTGTTCTGGGAAAATACCATCAATAGCATTTTGATAGTACTTCAAGACTTTGGTTGTGGCATTCCAAGAGATAACTCTTGCACGAGCAGTAACGTTTGTGCCACCAACCACTCTAGTTTGAGTGATGATTTCATCAGGAGTATAATTTCCTTGGAAAGTTGGATTAAATATAACTGCTTTAGTAGCAGAAACTGTAAGGTCTGATATCAACTCAGTTGTACCAAACTTAAGAGGATTAGTAATTAAACCAATTCTTCTATAATCGTTATCAACTGGGAAGTCACCAGCACCTTCATCATATGATAGTTTAGCGTTAATCATAACTCGGAATGCACCAAGTTCGATAACAGTGTCACTACC